AATCATTGCAAACACAACTAGCCGAAGCAGAAGCAATTGCAGAAGCAGCTTTAGTTGAAACACAAGTTTTGAAATGCGAAGAAATTGTATCTTCTCTTTCAGAAGGATTGACTGCAATGCAAGCTGAAAAATTTGCTTCGTTAATTGAAAACGTTGAGTTTGAAAGTGAAGAAGAATTTGCCGATAAAGCAAAAATAGTTCGTGAGTCTTTCTTTAAGACACAAGGACAAAATTCTCAAGATACAACTAAGCCAATCACAGAAGAAACTCAAGTTCCTTCTATGGCTGATGCAGTTTTGAAGAACCTTAAAAGTGGTCCTTTAAAGTTTGTTCGTTAATCAGAACACACAAAAATATAAATAATTACAACATTCATCGAAAGGAAGTAAAATGGAATTTTTAAATGAACAACAACTAGAATCTAAATGGGGCGATGTACTAGACGAATCTTCGTCTGGCGCTATTAAAGATTCTCACCGCCGTAGAGTTACCGCAGTTGTTATGGAGAATACTGAACGTGCTCTTCAATCACAACGCGAGTCATTGAACGAAACTGTTCCCGGCTCTTCAACAGCTAACGTAGCAAACTATGACCCAGTGTTGATTGGTTTGATTCGCCGTGCAATGCCAAAACTTATTGCGTTTGACTTGATTGGTGTTCAGCCAATGACAATGCCAACCGGATTGGTGTTTGCATTACGTAGTCGTTACACTAACTCAACAGGTGCAGAAGCTCTTTTCAACGAAGCAGATGCATTGTTCTCTGCTGGTGATACAACAAACACTGGTACTGACCAAGTTGGTGTTGCTCCAGTTGATGCAACAAACAGCTTGAATCCTTGGACTGCTACATCTAACTTCACTAACGGCGCAGGTACTCCTTCTACTGCACCTGGTATGGGTGTTGGAACAGCAGCTGGCGAAGATTTCGGTTATGGTACATCATTGAACGCAATGACATTCACTATCGAAAAACAAACTGTTACTGCTAAAGAACGTGCATTGCAAGCAGGTTACACAGTTGAATTGGCTCAAGACTTGAAAGCAGTTCATGGTTTGGATGCTGAATCTGAATTGTCTAACTTGTTGTCAAACGAAGTTATCACTGAAATCAATCGTGAAATCGTTCGTACATTGTACACAGTTGCAGTTACAGGCGCACAAACTAACACCCAAACAGCTGGTACATTCGACTTGGACGTTGACTCTAACGGTCGTTGGTCTGTTGAACGTTTCAAAGGTTTGATGTTCCAAATTGAACGTGAAGCTAATCGTGTTGCTCAAACAACTCGTAGAGGTCGTGGTAATTTCATTCTTTGCTCTGCTGACGTAGCTTCTGCATTGGCAATGGCTGGAAAATTGGATATCGGTGGTCTTGGTTCTAAAGAAGCCCTTGACGTTGACGATACAGGCAATACATTCGTTGGAGTTTTGAATGGCAAGTATAAGACATACATTGACCCATACATGGCTAACGGTGATGCAAACCAATTCGCATTGGTAGGTTACAAAGGTCCATCAGCATTTGATGCAGGTATGTTCTACTGCCCATACGTTCCTTTGACAATGTACAAAGCGATTGACCCAGTATCATTCCAACCAAAGATTGCGTTCAAAACACGTTACGGTATTGCTGGTAACCCATTGAACGGCGCTAACGCACCAACATATGCAAGCACATTCAACTTGGTTGCTCAAACGAATTACTACTATCGTTTGATGCGCGTTATCAACATCGCTTAAGTTATTAGAGCGGTTAGTTTGAATCGAAGAACCCTGACTTGTTCAGGGTTTTTTGTTTTTACAATCATTAAATAATATATAAATAAAGACATGGACTTCATACAATCACTTGCTGATATAGCACTCAAATTTCAACAATATCTCCCATTCATTTTTATTTTGGGAATACTTTCTGCCATACTTTATAAAGCAGATAAGGATTCTGCATTGCAATTTAGAATTTATGATTTAGTTTCCGACCCTGTTACAGGTAAAGCATCACTAGAAAAAATTGGAATGCTTGTTGGACAACTTTCTATTACATGGTGGTTCATGGATAGAGCAGCACAAAGCAAAGCCACTATAGAAGAAGTATTAGTTTATGGTGGATTAATAGGGGTATCTAAAGTAGCGTCCCAATTAATAAATGCAAAGTATGGACAAAAATCGGATGCTAAAGAATGACTGATATTACGCTTACTCCAAATGCAAATAAAGGAACTGCGTCATATAATAGTAATCCGCTTTCCATTGATGCATTACTTGCAAATAATTGTCGTTTGTCTTTTCCGCATTTACCAGAAGTACAATTCTGGTTGCAAGATATAAAATTACCTCAAATATCTATTAACAAAGTACAACAATTAACTCGTTATGTTGATACGGGTGAAATTGGTGAAAAGATGAATTATGACCCGTTCACTGTTTCATTTGTAGTGGATAAGAATCTGACTAATTGGTCAGCTATATTTAATTGGATGAAGAGTATCACCGTTCAAGGGTCTGCTACAGGAAATAATATATCATCGACTACTAACAAAAATACTGCTGATACTCCAGTGTTAATTATCAACAATCTTCCGTTTTTAGCATTTGTTGATTCATGGCCTACAGCACTTGGTGGATTAGATTTCTCCAATGCATCTTCCGAATATGTAACATGTTCATTGACAATTAATTATGACTATATTAATTTGTTAACTAATACTACATCAGATTCATCTTATAACAAAACAAGATAGTTATATACTTACTTATTAGTTATAGTAGTTATTAAATCATAGGGCTCAGTGCGAATTTTAACGGTTTGTCAAGTTAACGTCAACTTAACGACACCTTTCATCCAAATCATTCTCTTAATTTGAGTTAACGTTATATGTCATATATAATGTCTAAGTAAATTAATCTATTGAGGAAAGTGACTTGGATATTCAAGAAATCATGACAATTTGGAGAGAAGATGCGGTCATTGATGAGACCCGTGTCAATGTCGAAATATGTAAAACTCCTGCACTTCATTCAAAATATCTTTCCTATTATGTTTCCTATAAAAATGAACTCTCAATAGCAGAGTCAAACTATTATAGACTAGGAAACATAAAACGCAAATACTATCGTGGTGAATGTACAAAAGAAGAACTTGAACGTTTTAAGTGGATACAGTTTCAGGGATTAAAGCCTTCCGGTGCAGAAATGAATAACTATCTTGATTATGATTTGGATTTAATTAAATTGAAAGAAAAAATAACCAATCTCAAAACAGCGGTATCATCTATGGAATACATAATGAAAAGTTTAGCTGGTCGTGATTACTCTATCAAGACACTCGTGGAATACAACAAATATTTGGCGGGGAACTAATGGATGAATTAACTATCACTAAAGTAAATGAAACATATTTCAGAGTAGATGCAGATAGAAGCATACTACAAGAGATAAAGGAAGAATTTACTTTTGATGTGCCTGGTGCAAAGTTTTCCCCAAAATATAAAATGAAAGTTTGGGATGGTAAGATTTCGTTGCTTAATCTGAGCAATCGTTTAATGTATATGGGATTAATAAGCCTATTGATAGATTTTTGCAAAACAAGAGATTATCATTTAACTTTGGCATCCAATATGTTTTTCAAAAACAAAGTCCATTCACAAGAAGTTATTGATTTTGTCGATTCATTAAAAATTCATTCCAATGGCGAACCTCTAACCATTCGCCCATATCAATATGCAGCGATTTACGCTGGGATTCTAAATAAACGCAGAACACTTTTGTCACCAACATCATCTGGAAAATCACTCATTATATATTGTATCATTCAATGGATACTCCAAATAGAAAAGGGCACGGTGTTATTACTAGTCCCAACAGTTGGTCTTGTCGGTCAAATGTATTCAGATTTTCAAGATTATTATAATGGTGATTTTGTATGCCAAACTATATCAGAAGGCGCAAGTAAAAAAGTTGAAGATAATATAGTAATTTCAACATGGCAATCTGTGTTCAATCAGGATGCAAAATGGTTTAATCAATTTGATGGAATTATTGTTGATGAAGTACATACTGCCCAAGCAAATTCTATTCGTGGAATTATGGAGAATGCAACAGATGTGCATTATAGAATTGGGCTTACTGGTACATTGAATGGCTCAAAAACACATGAGTTAGTGATTACTGGATTGTTTGGAAAAATATCTAAAATTGCAACCACGACAGAACTTATAGAACAAGGACATGTTTCACCAATAGAAATCAAATGTTTGGTAATGGAATATCAAAATAAAGACGAACAAAAACTCATTAAAGGGGCTGATTATCAAGGAGAAATATCCTACATATGCACCCATGAAAAAAGAACGAATTTCATTGCAAAATTAGCTTTAAATACAAAGGGTAACACTCTTATACTTTTCAATTACTTAAATCACGGAGAAGCAATTTACAATAAAATAATTGAATCCGCTTCTGATGGTCGCAAAGTGTTTCTAATTAATGGAGAAGTTACTGGAGATGAACGAAATGATATACGAGCCATAGTAGAAAAAGAGGAAGATGCAATCATTGTTGCATCGTATGGTACAACATCCACGGGAACAAATATAAAACGAATACATACTATCATCGCTGCATCACCAACAAAGAGCGTAATTCGTTTATTGCAATCTATTGGTAGAGGATTAAGACTTGCAGATGATAAAGATAAATTTGTTTGGTTAGATATTGTGGATGATTTTTCTGGCGGAACTAAAAAGAAAAATTTTGCATTTTTACATTTTGTAGAACGGTTGAAGATATATGTAGAACAAGGATTTAAATATAAAATAATAAGGCTAAAACTATGACAGACGAAATAGAAGAATTTGATGATGGTGATATTGAAGTATTTTCTGTTAAATTGATAAATGGAATAGATGTTTTGGCTGAATTGTATACATTGGATGAAAAAAATCAACATATAGTGACCATGGTCACTCCAATGATTGTGGTACAAGACGTTGTTAATGGTAACCAATCCGTGTATGCAAAAGAATATGATTGCATGACTGATATGGATGAATTTGATATTGATGAGAAAAATTTCTTATCAGAACCAAGTCCTGTATCAGATTTTTATAGACTATTCTATGCAAAAGCACTGTTATTTTCTTTTATTAAAAATGCTCGTTCTGAGTTGCCTGATATGGGTGATATGGACGAAGATGTTGTCAAAACTATTATAGAAAATACAGATGCAATTATAAAAGAATATGTTGTTTATTTGGAAGAACGATATGATGTAGGTCTTTCAGATGATACCCCTCCACCACCAGAAAAAAATATTTTGTTACATTGAGGTAGTTATATGTCAATAAGAAAAACAAGACCGTTTTACGTCAACAATAAAGAATTGTATGAATCATATGTGCAATGGTATGACGCAATATCAGATGCAGAAAAATCTGGAAAAACAGAACCACCAATTCCAGATAAAATAGTAGATGCTATGATTAAAATTTCTACAAAACTTTCATATAAACCCAACTTCATTAATTATTCTTTTCGAGATGAAATGATTGGTGATGCTCAACACGATTGTATTAAATTTGCAAAGAAGTTTAAGTTAAATCGTGGAATTGTTCCCAATCCATTTTCATATATTACAACGATATGCTTCAATGCATTTCTAAGACGCATTGATATGGAAAAGAAACAAGCGTATGTGAAAGCAAAGATTATTTCCGAAACCCCTGTTCATGAATTTTTTGAAAGTATTGATACTGATGATACCGATTTGCAACAGGCATTTGTTGAATTTATCAATGATAATTCGGATAATCTAATTAATAATGAACCACAAGCATTAAAGAGAAAACGCAAGAAAGCACAGGAACTATTAGATGCTTTAAGTTTAGTTGATTTGACAGATGAATTTATTGAGAATAGTATCGAAGAGTTTTGTGATGACGATGAAATAAAGAACATAACCAAATATAATAGAGTGGATTTAAACGATGTCTAAATTTGTGATTTTGGGTGATATGCATATTGGTGCTCGTGGCGCATCTACGATTGTCATGGAACATCAACTTAAATATTTTGCGGATGTGTTGTTTCCGTATATGAAAATGCATAACATCACAACCATTTTGCAGTTGGGTGATATGTTCGATACCCGAAAATTTTCAAATCATGTTATCTTATATCATTGGAAAAAACGTTTTTTTAATTATCTTGAAACCAATAATATCAATTTTGTTACATTGCTAGGAAATCATGATGTAGCATTTAAGGATACGATTGTAGTCAATTCGACTACACTTTTTTTGGAACAATATGAAAATATTCTCATTGTAGACCAACCATTGGAATGGGAATACGAAGATATTAAATTTTTATTGTTGCCATGGATATGTGATGGGAATCGTGAACACATAAAAATGGCAATAGAACATACTACCGCCATATATTGTGCTGGACATTTTGAGTTTGCAGGATTTGAAATGCACAAGGGACATATGATGGAAACGGGAGCCGACCCGAAAGAATATGAGAAATTTGACACAGTATTTTCTGGACACTATCATACAAAATCCAAGAAAGATAATATTCAATACGTTGGCACTCCTTACGAATTAACGTGGATAGATTGGCAAGACCCCAAAGGGTTTTTTGTATTCGATACCAAAAAACAAAAAACACAATATGTTCGTAGTGATAAACAACTATTTGTAAAATTACAATATGATGATAAAGGAGTTGATTCTGATTATCATAAATCATTTGATGTTTCCACTATCAAAGATTCATATGTTAAGTTGATAGTTGTCAATAAAACAGATACATTTTTATTTGAAAAAGTGTTGGATAAAATCCTGACACAAACTCCAATTGAATTGAAAATAGTAGATGAAGTGGAAAATTTTGAAGATGTTGATATAGATGATGTTGATATAGAGGATACTACAACTTTGATTGAATCTTTTATAGGACAAATAGAAACAGATTTGGATAAAGATAAATTAATTTCAGGAATGAAATCCCTTTACGTGGAAGCGATAAGTTTAATATGATACTTTTCAAAAGCATTACCTACAAGAATTTTAAAGCAGTTGGTAACTCGCCAGTCACTATCAATCTGAATAAAGATAAAACAACACTCATTACGGGGAAAAATGGTGCCGGAAAAAGCACCCTGAAATCCGCATTGGCGTTTGGTCTTTTTGGTCAGGATATCGTTTTAAATAAGAATGGATTGATAAACAGTATCAATCTTAAACAAACGGAAGTTGTCATTGAATTTTCTGTAGACAAAAAAGAATACAAAATTGTACGTGGAATTAAGCCGAATATTTTTAAGATATTTGAAAATGGAAAGCTATTGAATGAAGATGCAGCAACACGTGATTACCAAAAGATTTTGGAAACCCAAATTTTGAAGATGGATATACGTGCATTCAAACAAGTTGTAATTGTTGGTGGCAGAGATTATGTTCCATTTATGAAACTCAAATCAAATGATAGAAGAGAGTTTATCGAAGATTTGTTGGATATCCGAGTTTTATCGACAATGGGTAGTCTTTTAAAAGATAAAGTCAAAACGCTTAAAGATGAAATTAAGGAAAATGATGATGCTCTCAAATCACTCAAAGAACAAATTGCTCTCCAAAAATCTTTTGTTGAAAAGCTCACGAATGAGAAGTCAATATCGGTTAATAAAATCGAAGAATCAATCAGAGGAATTGCAACCGATAATGAAAATATTACCAAACAAGTTGACGCGCTTTTGCTTTTAGAAGATGAAAAAGTAAAAAAATCAATTGCTCTTAAAAATTC